CTAAGATAGATGCAGATTTCACTATCAATAACTATCAGATAATTAACGAGGCTATTGTAGAGCTTGAGGGAGATACCTCTAAGACTAATGATGCACTTAATACTCTATCACCATTAGTAGCTACTAAAGTACTTGAGACTATGACAGAGAATGAGATTAGAGCCTTAGCATCTTTACCTCCTGTACCTGGAGGAGATAAAAGCAGGTCACAAATTGCACAAACACCTATAATATAATGCTATACTTTATAACAGAAACCTATCTAAAGAATAACACACCCATCACAGCTAATGTAGATGTCAATAATGTTACTCCTTACCTAGCTACTCAAGCTCAGCTAAGAATCATGCCTATCTTAGGTACTACATTCTATAATGACCTGCTTACTAAGTACAATGCTCAGACTTTAGATCCTGATGAGGAGGTGCTAGTTACATTCATTCAGCCTATTATAGCATGGAGAGCTGCAGAAGATGCTGTATTTGGTCTTAGTCTACAGCTAAAAAATAAAGGTCTACAGACTCAGTTTGGAGATAACTCAGCATCTGTAGATAGAGGTACTATAGCATTCAGTATGGAACACTATGCACAAAAGGCTGCGTTCTTTGAGCAAAGATTAATCAGATACCTACTTAAAAACAGAGCTTTGTATCCTATATTCACTAGTGATACTAACAGAGATACTGACTTAAGACCTATGATAGATGGTTGTGGATGTTTTTCTAATGGCTTACTAGAATGCAATGGTCTATGCTCAGGCACAGGATCTAATGGTTATAACAATTCAATCTTAATAATATGAAGCACTCAGGCGTCTTATCATTCTTAACTTTTGGCTTTGGATATCTTTCAGGTATCTCTTTAGTATTTGCTGATCAGTTACATTTCAAATTATTAGGATGCCTATTAATATCTTACTTTACTTTTTTACTAGCATCTGAAATTGAATCTAAAGAATGAAAGCACAACTATCCCTACTACTAATATCTATACAATCAGAACTATTGACACTTATATCTATATGCTTTGCATTCTTTTTACCAATAAGTGGGATACTGCTAATGATAGGAGTACTAATATGCATTGATACTTTTACAGGTATTTGGAAAGCTAAAAAGTTAGGGGAGAAAATTACTAGCAGAAAGCTCTCATCTATAATAAGCAAGCTAGCACTTTATGAAGTTACTGTGATTATGTTCTTTTTAATAGACCAATTCATACTAAATGATATCATACTTACTTTTTTTAGTGTACCATTTATGCTCACTAAAGTAGTGGCATTGGTACTAGCTAGTATAGAGGTGATGTCAATTAATGAGTCATACAAGCAAGTCTACCATTTGGACCTATGGTCATCATTAAAGAATCTACTAGCTAGATCTGCAGAAATTAAAGATGACATTAAAAAGATAAAGAAATGATATACTTAAGAGAGCAAATAGATGCTGCTGTAAAAGCTAAAGGTTATGCATATTTTGCAGGTGCTAAAGACTATGATGTAAATATTGTAGGAGTTCGTAACTCAGCACCAGGTCAAAAAGTTACTAATTTATTTGATGACAAAATTACTATATCTTATAGAGTAGATGGTAAATGGTTCTATCATGAGTGGGATGCTACTACTGAGCCAGGTAAAAAAGGAGTAATGCAATTCCATAATGCTAAAGGAGTAGCTAGATTAGTTCCAGGACAATATAAAGGAGCTTATGCTATATCTATGCATCAGGGTAAATATCAGGCAGTATGTCAAAGATTAGCAGATGTGACTGTATGGAGAGATGGTGATAGAGATATGACATTTGATGAGGTTAAAACAGATACAGGAATGTTCGGAATCAATATACATAAGGCAGGTACAGTATCTAGCTTTGTAGAAAATTGGTCGGAGGGCTGTCAGGTATTTAAAAGAGTAAAAGATTTCAATGAGTTTATGGTAATAGTTAATAAAGCTAAAGATATACATGGTAATCACTTTACTTATACCTTAATTGAATCTAATGATATTTAGACTAAGTGTAATTATCTTAATGCTTAGCTCCTGCTCTGCACAATACCATCTTAATAAAGCTATTAAGAAAGGATATAAATGTGAGCAAACAGGAGATACTATCAGGATCACTACACTAGATTCTATCCCTGTTATAATTAATGATACTATAGTATGGGAAAAAATTATAAGTACTAAGGATACTGTAATCAAATATAATACAGTCTATGTACCTAAGACTAGACTAGATAAAAGAATAGAATATAAAATACAAGTAAAAACTATCTATAAAGATAGACTAGTATACAAATATAAGTATAGAGCTGAGGGACAAAAGGCAAAGTCTGAGGTAAAAAAAGCTAAGGCTACAAGACCTAAGAGTAAAGGTAATCTCAACCTGTTATTTGTAGGGGTAGGCATAGGTCTACTATTATCATATCTTTTTAAATTTGCGAGGGAGAAATATTTATGGTAAGAAAAAGATTATTCTTTGATATTGAGACGAGTTTCAACGTTTCTGTCTGTTGGAGGGCAGGATATAACCTCACAATCAATCCAGGTGATATCATTCATGAGAGAGCAATCATATGCATCTGCTATAAATGGGAGTCAGAGGGTGATGTACAATTTTTAACATGGGATAAAAAGCAATCTGATAAGGCAATGATTAAAGCATTTCTTAAAGTTATGGCTCAAGCTACAGAAATTGTGGCTCATAATGGGGATAGATTTGACCTAAAATGGTTGCGTACAAGAGCTTTATTACATGGTATTGATGTTATGCCCTCACCTAAGACTATTGACACGCTTAAATGGGCTAAAAGATACTTTAATTTTAACTCAAATAAATTAGACTATATAGCTAAGTATTTAGGAGTAGGGCAAAAGATGGATACAGGAGGATTAGATTTGTGGAAAGACATAGTATTTAAGAAAGATCAGCAAGCAATGGATAAGATGGTAGAGTATTGCAAAATGGATGTTACTGTCCTAGAAGCTGTATTCAATAAACTTAATTCCTACACTACTCCATCTACTCATTATGCTGTAATGGATGGAGATGAGAAGTTCTGCTGTCCTGAATGCACTAACTATAATGTGAGATATAATAAACAGGTAGTGACTGCAGGAGGTACTATCCATCATTGGATGTTATGTAATGATTGTAGAAAACATTTTAAAATAAATAATAAAACTTACACAGAATTTTTAAAATTCAAATATAAACACTAACTTAGCACTTGTTTCCATAGTAAAAGAAAGACAGTTATAAGCTACCCAGCCTTGTAGCTGTTTTTTTTTGCATGAATAATGCTAAATATACTTTGCAAATACCTACACTTTTGTAAGATATGCTTTACATAATAGGCATAATTCCGATTTAGTCAAGTTTTTCGCACTATTAACTTGACTTTTTAAGGGCGTAACCCTAATAACTTAAAAGTTTTTAAGGTTTTAACCTATAGCAATTCCCGCCAAGTTAGTAAGTTTCGCTGATTTATTATACATTATTAAGTAAAATTTGCCATTATTATATGTTTTACCTTTAAAGGATGGGTACAATTTTTACCTATCCTTATTTAGAATGAATATAAATTACACTTTTTTATTGCAGATATAAAACTTTATACTATCTTTGGCGTATAGTTATTAACAATAAAAACTTTACACATGGACAAAGAACAAATTATGACAATCATTCTAGATCAGTATCAAGAATTAAAAAATGAGGCTGATGAGTTAAGAGATGCAGTAGGATATAGAGATTCTGCTACACAAAGAGCTTACACTAAAGCAGTAACTATTTCTAACCTAATAGACAGAATCAATGAAGAGACTAATTAAATACTTTACTCCTGTAGGAGAAGAACAGAAAGGATTTGTTATGGCATTTGTCATAGTAATCTCTATAATATTATCAATCGTTTTTTTATTTCCACTACTAACACTATTATCATGAACTTTATAGACCTATACAAAAGAGACAATACTTATTTTTCTAATTGGACCACTGACTATGATAGTGATGTATACATAGCAGGTACTATTGAGCCATTTACCTACAATGCATCAGAGACTGATGAGGGATATTTATCCCTGTTTATTCTAAGTGATGAAAATCTTAACCTACTTAAATCTAAGATATGACATTCAACGCAATTATAAGATTTTGGACTAGCAGAAGATCATCAGATGAGATAAGGGGTGGATTTAATGTACCTCTTTACCTCAGATATTTAGAAATCATAAACAATAAATCCAATGACTGAGTTTACACAGCTAGCTATTGAGGTACAAAATGCTATAGCTAATGGTGATTATACTCACCAAAAATACCTGAGATTCAGAGAGTGGTACTTTCAGAGTTATGAGGGCAGTAAGAGAAATGCTGCTAGAGATTTTGCAATGTTTGATTTAATGTATGGCTTAGATGTGCCAATTAAAAATAATGACAATGAAGATATATAAAGTAGTGTTCAAGACCTTTGACTATTGGAATGGTCCTGTAAAGTTAGTGACCAGGATAGTGGAGGCATATGATGCTGATCATGTTAAGCAGCTTATTCAGAAAAATGATGATTTAATAATGCTAATTGAAGAGATATGAATGATATCATAAGAGAAAGGTATCCATTTGAGCCTACTAAAAAGATAGCAGATGACTTAGGACTTAGTGAGTCATCAGTTTACAATAGAGCTTGGGCTATGGGTATTAAGAAAGATCCTGTTTATCTTAGGTCTACTCAATTTCCTGCAGGATATCTAGGTGGTAAAGCTACTCAATTTCAAAAAGGTCAAGCTCCTCCTAACAAAGGTCAAAAAATGTCCACAGAAGTATATGAGAAAGTAGCTAAGACTATGTTTAAGAAAGGCTCTAAGCCTATGAATACTCAGCCTGTTGGTACTATCCATCAAAGAAAAGATACAGGAGGAAAGATGTATCAGTATATTAAGCTAGCAGATTCAAAGTGGCAGCTGCTGAATAGATATACTTGGGAGATGCACAATGGACCAATACCTAAAGGAATGGTAGTAGTGTATAAGGATGGTAATTATCTAAATAATGATATTACTAATCTGCTAATGATTACTAAAAAGGAGAATATGGCTAGAAATACCATCCAAAGATTGCCTAAAGAATTACAACAGGTGATGAGATTAAAATGTAAACTAATAAAAAAAATAAATAACAATGGCACAAAACAAACTAAGTGATTTAAGAGATCACATCTTTATGGCTCTCGAGAGATTGAGCGATGAAACATTAACAACAGACCAGGTGAATGTAGAGGTAGATAAAGCTAAGGCAATATCTCAGCTTGCAGGAACTCTAATCCAATCTGCTAAGGTAGAGATTGATTTCATTAATGCTACCGGTGTAATGGAGTCACAATCGGATCTATTTAAGTCAGTAACTCAAACTAAGTTATTATGACAGCAGTACAGCAGGTGTTTAGTGACTTAGAGAAGTTACAGCCTCATCTATTTAATATGTATTCAGTAGAGGGTAGAGAATTTGTCAATCACTTTCATAAGTATTTGGAGGAGGAAACAAATCAAATGAAATATTTTTATAATCTAGGTCAAATCTATAATGGATGTCCTTATGAATTTGAACAGTACTATAATAAATCCTTTAAAAACTCAGAACAATGAAGACAGCAGTAGAGTGGTTGATTGAAGAATTAAAAGGAGTTTATGAAAGTGATTACTTAAATAAATTAGTACAACAAGCCAAAGAAATGGAGAAGGAGCAGATAATTGATGCTTATGAGAGTCTTGAACATAGACATGGAGAAAATTACTACAACGAAACCTATAAATCAAAACAATGAAAGAACTAGATTTTTTAAAAGAACAAATCATAAAGTATCAGCTAGATACTAATAGCAGAAATAGATCCTATGTCTATAAGAGATACTATGTAATGTACAGGTTGAACAAATGTAAGGTATCACTTACTCAAATAGGTAAGATGCTCAATAGACATCATGCTACTGTTATTCATGGCATCAGAATGCATAGGAGATGGACCAGGATGCAGGATAAAGTATATCTCCATGAGATAGAGCCATTAGTGCAATCTGCTCTTAATAATGATTATGAGGATAAGTACAAAGTTTCGGCAATAGAGAACTTTAACTACATCAATGTGAGGATTCAAATGCCTTGGGAGTATGATAAGGTCCAACAATTCAAAGAATATATGACAGCTAAAGAACTAGCTGAAATAATTTAAAGCTCTTCGGAGCTTTTTTTGTGCTGTATAATTCCCTTAGTGATATTGACTTGTAGAGAATTAGCACAAAAGTACAATTCACATC